GATTCGGTCGCCCATGTCTTCGTAGCCAATGATGTGCTTCTCCACGCTGAACAAAGCGTTGGGGCTGGCTGGAACATCAACAACGCTGGTTTCAAGCCACTCAATCTCGGTGAATCGCACATAACATGAGTCCTCATCCTTGCACTCCTTAACCGCCGCGCGGGCTATGAAACCGATTGAAAACGCTCGCAGAAGACCCTTCCGAATCTTCCTCACGATGTCCTTCTCGCCACCGTCAATGATGGCTCGCCCGAAGGGGACTTCTTCATCCATCCCATCCATTTTTTCCATGCTGACATCAACCATACGACCGATGACACCATTGGTCTTGGAGTGGTTATACAGGATGACGGGGTTCTGCCGATATTTGTCCCATGCGTTCATGATTGCACCCATATCAACGAGTTCTCCATGCCTGTCCAGCATGGCTTCGTTGCCGACATACACAGCACCACGAATCATGACATCATCATCAGCCATCTCGTATTCGCCCGTGTCCATTGGCTCGTCATGGGCTTGCTTCATGACCGTGAACGGAGTGTTCACACGAATCTCCACTTGATATTCCTTGACCTCGCCCGACTTGCTGGCGAAGTCCTCTTCGGACTCAATGTAGCGAGCGTTGAGAACCTTGTCCATGCCCCCCTCCTTGAGCGAAGGGGTTTATGACGAAAGCGGTTCACTCTTGGTTCAAGGTGCTGACGACCTTTCGGAGAAGTGAAACGACTTCTTCGGGGGTCATGCCTTCCATCACGGACATCATCGTGTCTGCGAGAGTGGTTGGTTCGGGCGTTTCAACAGCAATCTCCTGTTGGCGACGAATGCGGTGAAGACGGGCTTCTCCAGCGAGTCGGTTCATCACATCGGCGGGGGTTTCTCTAATCCATGCTTTGTTGGGCATGGTTGGTCGTAGTCGCATCCCCTATATCAATGGTTCGGTGAATATCAATGGTTTTGGTCAGAATCTCCGTTCTTCTCCCTGTCCCGAAGGCGTTTCTTCTCATCGGAGATGACTTTTCGCATGAACGACAGCCCACGACTGCCGACCATGAGCCACTTGATTTGAGCCACGACTCCAGCGAGTCGGAAGTCTTTGTAGTGCCGAGCAGACCAAGCCTCACGCAGACGCACAGCCTTCTCATCTGTTGGGGTCTTGACTTCGCCCATCTGTTCGTGAACCTTCTTCAATCGTTGAAATTGAGTGTTGCCGAGAATGTTGCCTCCACGCCTCCAAATCATCGGCCATTCAGTTCGCAGTTTTTCGGCTTCGGCCAGCGGGAATTGGTCGTATTGCGAGTTTCGCAGACTCACCTTTTTGTCATCACCGCGCTTCGGAAAATTGGTCTTCGGTGCTTTGGTTATTGAATCCAATACCGATTCTTCCACAGGAAGTTCGGGTTCGTCATCCACGCTCTTGGAGGATTGGGGATGACCTTTGGGCAACAGGTCGGTGTCGTGCTTGCCTCCACGAAAGCGACCATTCCTCAACGCGTACAGGAACGAGTTCACTCTTGCGTATGCCCATTGTTCCGCGCTGGACACGGTTGGTCGCACCGATTGAGGATTCGTTTGATACGCGCCCACACCGCGTTCAAACACGGCTACGAGGGTGCGTGTAGTGGTTTTCTTGGATGATGCGTTGTTCACCTTCTCGTTATGGTCTTCTGCCTTCTGCTTGAGCGTCTTTCGCACTCCAGCCGACACCGCTTTGGTTTCGGGCTCGGAGATGATGCGAAGCATGGCGACACGCACAGGGGCGTTCCTGTCGCTTCTGCTGAATGTGCCGTCTTCGTTGTTCACATAGATGCGAACATTCGCGACCGCGTTCTCGGTGCTGGCTTCAATGGTTTCTTGACCGCCCGATGCCGACACCACAGCAACGCGCCCCGATGTGATAACGGACAGCACTTGACCGACATAGCGACCCTTCTCGGTTGTCCACGATACGAATTGCCCCTTGTCCACGCTGTCAGCCATTGTCAATCATCTCCTGTGCTTCGGGGTATTGAATCATGTTCATCGCCTTCGGCATTCCGTGTGCAATCCAGCACTTGCGACAAAATCCATGTGGGAACACTTCGTCAGCAAAATAGCAACAGCCTCGCCAAATCCATCCATTCATTCACCCACCTTGATTGTTCCCATGATGTTGAAAACAGCCCCACCGAAGACTCGTTGGGCAGACTTGCCCATGCCCTTCGCGATGGCTTTTTTGTTTCGTTCCAACGCTGGTCGCAAGAACGGTTGGGGGCGCGTACGCATTGTCCCAAACTCAACATACGAAGCGTAGTCCACGCCTGTTCCAGCACCACCGAACTCAATCGCCCTGCGGTATTTGTTGATTCGCCTCACACGACCCGAAGCACGAAGCGCGCCCGTCAGCACAGGGGCTCGTTTAACCGCATCTGTGAGAATGAGATGTGCGAGCCTGTCAAGTTCTCGCGTGGTCTTGGAATCAACGATGGATGGTTTGGTTCGTTGCCTCCACCATGCACTTGCTTTGAGGAACGGGTTGTCATCGGGTTTCATTCCGAGCCCTCCACATCGGGAACGAGAATCGTATCGGAGTCAATAGGCTCTTTGTCGCCAGCATACGCAACGAATGTGCATCGGCAATTCGGGTGTGCTGGAACAACACTTCGCGATTCAGCGATTGGGTAAATGGCGTTCTCAAAGGGCGCGCACAAATCACGGTCGGTTCGTTCATCAACGACCACGATTCGCTCAACCTTTTGGAAGCCAGCCTTCCTCAAGCCCGATAGGTGAGCGTTCTCCACGACCCTTCGGGTTTCGGTTCGGGCGATGCGTTCATACCAATATGCTGGGTATCGCGACCCCGTTGGGTCAATCAAAGAACGCATCTCCGTCTTCGCCCATCGCCAAGACTGCCCTTGACCCACCATAGCCTCAAAGACACCGAGCAGGGCGTTCCTGTGAGCCCCCAGCGTGTTTCTTAAGGCAGGGAGTGTCCAGCGACCATTCCAATAAGCGATGGCCGAGAGGTCGTCTGCGTTGAGTGCAACATCAATCGCAGTTCCACCCAGCGTCAGTTCCAGCGACTCGCCAAACGAATCGGTCAAAACCGCTGTCGCCATCAAGTTTTGACGACCAATCGTGTCAGCGATTCGGGTGTCAATCTCAACGATGGCTGATTCAATTTGATTGAGGTCAATATCCGCCTTGCGTCTGTATGCTCGCACCGACTTCAAATCCACATTCGGCATCTGCACCGCTTCATCTCCGTCTGCGAACATTTTGTCAAGGGCATCCAAGACATCAACGGCGAACTGACTTTGAAGGTCGGTGAATTGAGCGAGAAGTTCCAGCGAGTTCGTGGTGATGAGAGCCTCGTATTCATCGTTCTGCTTCATTCTCCGATTCGCCATGAGCCCCGTTGTGTTGCTATTGAGTTCAATATCAACAGGAACGGTGCATGGAGGAATCCCGCCAAGTTTCGCACCTTCGTTGTCGGGTGCTTCGGGTGGGGGGAACAATTCAGCAAGAGATGGAGGTGTCAATGGAGATGAGTCATTGGAATCCGCCGTTTCCTCGCCACCGCCATTGACCTTGCCTTTGTTGATGGATAACTTGGGCGACAGGAACATCGGGTCGTCTGCGTCAGCCAAGTCAAGTCGCTCAAGACCCAAGAAGTTCCGAGCCTCGTTGATGGAGATGACACCTTCCTGTCGGAGATTGGAGATTGCCTGTGCTTGACGCGATTGCGTTTCGGCTATCTCATTGTCCCGCTTTGGTCGGATGGACACGAACTTGAAGACCCAATCGGTGATGTCCAATAGGGGAAGAATACGGTTGTTAATGAGCGATTCAATTCGGTTATGGAAGGATTCAATGACATCATACCACGCATCCAATTGCTGTTCGGGGTTGGACATCTTCCCCGTCTGCACCCAGCCCAATTTCATGGGTGGGATGCCGAAGACCGCACAGATTTCCTCGCGATAATAGTGAATCAAGTCCAATTGCGCGCCTTCCCTCGTTGAGTCCAACAGTTTGTGCATATTGAACCCCGTTCCTCCGTTCACAGCGACCAAACCGAAGGGCGACTTGCCTCCAGCCAATTGCTGTTCAAGGAGTGAGAGCATCGCTTTCATCTCGCCATTGGAGATGTCCCCGACATTGAGGATGGTCTTGGGAAGCGTTCCCGTATAGAGTTCGTTGAGATAATTTGACAGGTTGAGATGCCCAGCAATCACATTCAGCAGGGGAACGATGGGCGATGTGCCGTATGCTCGGCCATGCTTGAACTTGGACACATGGAGGATTTTGCTGGATGAGAACTCACGCTTCAAGCCGTCAATTTTCTGCACATACGCCATCGCTGGTGGGGCTGGGCGTTTGTTCGCTGGAAGCAGTTTCATCGTTTCGGTGGGAATGTTCCATATTGACACCAATTCGCCACCGTATGTCCACTTCGTTCCGTCATCGCTCATCTGTTTGTCTTCCGAGCCGTCAAGTTCCAAATAGGCATCACCGAACAATTGGAGGTCATAGATGAGGGATTCAAGCCACTCATCCCCGTTGTCATCGGGGTTGGGGGCTCGGAAGAACTCACGCACCCTCGCCAATTGACCAGCATCTCCTTCCTCCTTCCCATCGGGCAGAACAAACTCGTAGCCGTTGCCCAGCGTGTCATCAACGGTTCTGCGGAGAATCGCATTGACCACCTCGTTCTTGAGCGAGATTTCACGAATCAAGTCCATGTCGCCAATCGGTTCAAAGCCGTTCACGCTCTTGCCCGTCTTCGTGGAATTGCCGATTCGGGACATTGATGCGAGCGTCTTCCCATCCCAGCGGAACTCCGATTCGGGCTGGTTGAACATCTCGGTCATGCGGTTAGCGTCTTCGGGCGAACCTCGCCTTCGCCAAAATGGAAAACGGCTACGCCTCTCCGACATGAATGTTCGTTGGGCTGTGCCGTTTTTAACGATGTTGAGGCAACAGCCGACCGAAACCACCGTATTGCCCAAAGGCATTGGGGTGGGACTGCGAAACCAACCCCCATCCAACCTTTTCGGGATTGGCGGGCTATGAACCTCCTTCCTCTCCATCCAAGCGGTTAAGAACGACATGACTCGTTTTCCCACTACGCTCTTGAATTGACTTTGAGTGTATGTTTGGGCGGTTGGGAGGAAACACAACATCGGGCTGGGGCGAACCTTCCCAGCACTAATATCACCTTAGCCTTGCCTTACGAGCCTTTACCTTCGCAAGCAGGTTCACGGGGTATCTCTCCCCGCCCTTACACTTGGTCAGCCACAGCCACACTCTTGAGGGAGTCGGGTTTCCCCGACCGATTGAGCCGATGACACACGACAGGGAGGCAAGGGGATTCTTACCGTATGCCCAAGAAGTGTGGAGGGACTCACCGAAGCGAGTGTCGCATCAAAACATTGGGGTCGGGCAGGGCTAACATTCAACCTGTATCGTATGGGATGAGAGCGTTGTCCCTGTCTGCAAGGTGCGTTGCACCTGTCTGCTAAGGGGCGTTGCTCGCCATCCTGTGTTTCCAATTCACCCCCCGACTCGCATCGGGAGGTATCGCTTCGGTCGGGGTTGTTGCCCCAACAATCCATGACAGCAGGTGGGGGTATATCAATGCTTCGGTCTATCAAGATGATTTTCCCACCAATTTGGTGATTTTCGTGCTGGCGGGGTGTCCGAGATGGTGTATTCATCGGGCGTTTCGTTGAACGGGACTTCAAACATTCGTGGTTCGGGGTCAAGTGTTCCTTTGTGTAGTTCCCGTTTGCACTTGGGTCGTTTAGCGACTGTCCAGCGTTGATGTTTGCACACGGGACACTCAACGAACTTGCGAGGCATGAACCGTCAATGTGCGGTTGGGTTTCAAAGCGTTTCCATTCCTATCGGTGCGCCGATGGTGAATGATATTGAAATCAATAAGACCATGAGCATCTTCCGACCGAACTTGCTGGAGAACACACGAATGTTGTCCATCATTGGCTTGACTTCGGCCAAGTCTTCCTTGATTTCAGCGATGTCCCGCTTCATCATTTGGAGGTCAGCATCCACATGAGCCAAGTGGTTGTCCTTGAGCGTAGTGAGGTCGCGATGGATGGCTTGAACCCAAGCGAGCGTTGGGTCTTTCTCGGTCATGCTCATTCCTCCGATTCGGATGGGTCGTCTTCCAAAGCACAGTCTTGATGCTGTCCATCAATACGACCCGTCAGTTCGTGGCGAGCCTTCTCAATAGCGAGAACTTGAGCGTGTTCTTGGTCTTTGATAGCCAGCATACGCTTGTGTTCAGCCTGTGCGATTCCTTGCTCAATCGCCGCGCGGATTTGGTCGGGTTGCATTTGAATCTCGTTGCCTTGCTCGGTCTTCCACAGTTCCACGATGGAATTGAGAATCAGCATGGCTGGCGTGGCGATGATGGCGAGCAACAGACCGTATTCTTCAACACGGTCAAGCACAGCGTCATCACGAAGTCCGTTCCAAATGACCAAGCAAGCGAAAGCAACCCAGCACAGAACCACAGGGACACCGACTATCAACATCAAGCGGTCGTTGAACGAGTTCCCCCTGCGAGCAGGGGCAAGCGGGTCTGTCATGCGAGCCATGTGATGAATCACTCCGTCTTCTCGGATTCTTCCACGATGTCTTCAACGGCTTCCTTGACTTCTTCTGCTTTGTCAAGGAGGGCTTTGCCTTCCTCAAGCACTTCGTCAAGGGTGATTTTGCCGTCAGCCATGACACGCTTGTAGCGTTCAAACAGCCAAAGGGCTGTTGGGACTGCGACTGCCGTGAGAATGAGCAAGAGCGTGGAGGCTTCCATGCCTCAACCATCACAAAGGGGGTTTATCACAGAACCGCTTTTTCACTCAAAGAGCGAGGGTTTTCTCGGTGGAAGCGGGTCAGCAACATCGGGGTCGTCAATCGCCCTGCGTGGAGGTTGCCCAACGAAGTCTTCGTATCGCCCGATATGAACTCGGTGTACGCGTCGCCCATTCATGAGCATATTGCCTTCGGTGCAATTGCACACGAAGTCCCTGTTCCAGCACCCGACCGCCGAAGCGAATCGGGGGTATTTTTCGCAATCCTCGCATCGCTTGTGAAGCGTTGCGACCTTTTCCTGTTTTTCTTCCATGTTATCACCATGTCAGCGGGTCATACCCGCTTCACCATGTCCCAAATCATGTCAGCATATAAATATATTGATATGCAAAAATGGTGAGATAAACAAACATTGATAAACTTGAACTTCGTGGTGTATCAAACTCCGAAGGTTCGCATGGTCGGAAGCCCACCATCGTCATTCATCTCATGGGCAAGCCTCGCATACAGGAGAGCGTGGAGAGCGTGGTCATCGCCATCGCGACCGTATTTGGTCAATTGCTGTCCACGAATCTGCCGACCCGACCGCATATCTGCTTCGGCTGACGAATTGATTGCACAGAACTCATCCAGCACCCACTCCAGCCTTCTGTCCTTGAAAGGCAAGCGAATCTCACCGTTCTTGATTGCCTCAATCGTTTGCTCAAGGTATGTGGTTCTGTCCACGACAGCCATGAAAATGAGGTTGCGATTGGAGTCCCGTTTCTTATATTCAAACGGAGTCATCGGTCGGCTCGCATAATAGCACGACTTCACACGCTCTCCGAACTCACGCTGGAGTTCACGGACTTGCCTCGCACCGTAGCCGATGTCGCAGACCACTTGGACAGCGTTGTATCGGAGAATGATGTCCTTGATGATGGCGACTTCATCAAAGTCGTCTTCTCCACGCGATTCCACCTTCATGGCGTTGAGAATGTTGCCGTCTTTGTCCATGACCACGATGGTTGTCGCCAACCCCCAATCAATTCCGATGAACGATTCGCTGGGTGGAACGACTGAATCCACGATGTCCATATCGGGCTCAATAATCGTCAAGGCTTGGTCAAGAGTCAGCGGTTTGGCTGAACCCGAAAAGAACTCACCGAGAACCTCGTTCGCGAATCTGCGGGGCGTGTATGTGATTCGCTTTTGTTCAATGTCTTCGGTCGTGATGTCGGGGTGCATCAATTGGGTGATGTGATACCCGATGATGTTCGGGGCTTCTGCCTCTTTGTGAATCCACTTCTCACCATCCCACTCGGCTTGCGTGGAGGTGTTCCACAGCCTCCAAAACTCCGAGCCTTGCTCACGGGCTGTCCCGCTGACGATGACCCATTTGTAGTCCGATTGAGCGAGCATCTCCATCAGCATCGGAAGCACATCGGGGTCGCTGTCTTGATATTCGTCAATGCAACACAGGTCAGCCTCAATCCCCAGCAGACCGTGAGCATCTCCCCAATTGGAATAGGCATAGAAGTGGTTCAGCGACCTTGCACCGACATCAAAGGTTTGGTGGCTCACAGATGACTTGACTCGTTGCTTCAACAGGCATCCGTTGTTCACGCTGGACATCATCGCACCGTTGAATCGTTCCTCAACGAATCGGCTCACTTGGGGCTGGCGGGGCGCGGTATAGACTGCGTTGAAATACGGGATATTGAGCAACGCGTACAGCAGAATGTTGCAGATGGTTTCGGTCTTCTCAACCTTCCGAGAACACTTCAACACGATGACCTTCGTGGCGGAGTTCTTGCTGGTGGCGGAGAAGTGGCGATACACTTCCTCAAGGTATGGGCGAGCATCCAAGCGGAACGCCTTCCCGTCAATCGTGCGAAAATACGAACTCCAGCGGTCGGGGAACAGGGCAATCTCCCTCGCCTGTTGCTGTGAGAGCCGTTGGAAGTCTTCCACCACGCACCACGCTGGTGTGCTGTGGTTTTTGAAGAATTGCCCACCAATCTCAAGACATTGGAATATCAATATATTTATAGGCTGTCAGCGCGTCTGCGTTGGACTTCCGACCCATCGGATGACATGGCGTTGGTCGCGAACTGAATCGCGAGTGCCGTCTTCCCAAATCACAGGTCGCTGATACACTTGCTTGCCTCTCTTCCAATTCGTGTGATTCTTGAAATAGAGGCTTATCGGGGCTGATAACCTGTTGAGAGCGTTGCGACCACGACCGTAGTTTCGCCCTTGCTGGTGTTCAGCCATGATGACATAGAGTTCCTTGACTGCGAGGCGGAACGAATCCCACTCCACGATTTGAACGCCCTGTTCCTCGTATGTTTGCAGAACACCAGCAACGGCTCGTTCCATGCTGTCCCAATCCAACCTTCTGTATGCACCCTTCGGCATCAAAACCACTCCTGTTGCTGTTTAAACCACGCTGGTGGCGAGGAATGAGTCCAAGAGGGTCTATGACCGTTCTTGAAGCGTTTGTCGTTGTAAAACGCCCTGTATGCTTCCACAGGGTCATCCGTCTTGAACTCGTCATCCATAGCGAGTGCAAATGGGGTCATGGCGGTTTGGGGAAGGTATTTGAGGCACTCGGCATAATTCCACTCTTGGAACGATTTCAAACAGGCGTATTTGGTGTCCATCCTCTCGTCTTTCATGATACAGATGGTGAGAGCGTGATTCACCAGCCAAAGCCAATTGACAACGCTCTCGCTCGCCCATTTGACGACAGGGTGGTGTTGGTGCGTCTTTTTGTATGGAGTCCCAGCCTTCGTGCGTGGAAGCAGTTCTTCGGGGCATCCGTTGAGGATGAGGGCTGTGGACAGGACTTGCATCCCCTCCAACCCCATTTTGTTGATGTGTTCATCGCACAGCGAGAGTGCAGACCGAATCGGACAGGGAGTGCCGTCATCATCGTATTCCAGCGGGTACGCGTTCATCCCATCAACCCCTTGCGTGTCAGCACGATGGGGGATGGAATCGGGGAGTCGTCAGCCATCGCCATGAGCATCATGGCGTGTTGTAGCATCACACGCTCGCAGATGGACTGCTTCGTGCTGTCTTCGTTGATGATGACCATTGGAATCATTGGACTTCCTCCACCACGCTGAATTGGTCTGCGAACTTGAGTGCATCGCGTCGGCTGGTGAAGGTTGCGATAACCTCACCACTCTCGGAGTCCTTGACGAGATATTCGCCAGCATCGGTGAGTTCCAGCACGACTTCTTGAACACGGTCAGCGATATTGGCTTCAATAGCGTCAGCGGTTTCCTTGCCCCAAGCCAAGCCGAACTTCTTTGCACAGATAGCACCGTAGCCATGTGCGGTTGAGCGATGGTCGGTCAAGTCCCTTGCACAGAAGCAACAGTTCCCTTCCTTCTTGCCGATTTCAGCAAGGGTTTGGACAGGGTTGAGTTTGAAGTCTTCCCATGCCTTCTCGGAGAAGTCCACTCGGTTGTTGCGTGGGCTCAACACTCCGCTGGTGCGGTCAAGCGTAGCGAGCAAGGTGTTGCCGTGTCGGGACACGACAGCGATGTTGTTGAACTTGCCTGTCCTTCGGTCTTGAGAGCCCTTGAAGACGACACCGTTGAGGCGAATGCGAGCCACCTTGAGTCCGTTCTCGTTGGCGGAGTTCATCATCTCAACGACAGCATCCCAGCCCGTGTTGTCGGGTTGGAGTGGAGGGACAGCGACAGCGACAGGGGCAGGGCGAGAGGACACCTTGACCGCCTGTGCATAGAGGTCGTTGAAGAACGGCATCTGCTTGGGCGAGAGGCTTCCTTTGCTCTCCATTTGGTTGCACAGGCTGACCGCGAAGGAACGCTTGGGCAGGTATTCGCGAATGGTGTCCACCATCGCTTGATGTTCGGCTGATGCGACTTGCTTGAACTCGCCTGTGCCTCCACAGGTAAAGCAATTGTAGCGGGACTTGCCCTTCCACTTGCCGTTCACGCAGTCGGTTGCTTTGCAGGGTTTCGGTGTTGTTGTCATTCTTTTCACTTCCTTTGGTTTTTCGTCTTTGGTTGGAATCAATACATCTTGCCCATGTTGAAGCGGTATGCGTATTGGGTGCAGGTGTCCCAAACGGCCTTCATGTCCACAGGGGCGGAACGGCTGTAAGAAGAGATGGTGGTCGGAGAACCCGACTTCATCACGGTGAGGGCTCGGTGCTTCCCGCTTTGCTTTGCACCGTGAAGGGTTTCGGAGAGCCAAATGCTTCCATCGTCAGCCATACGCATCAAAGCCATTTTGTTGGCTACGAGGATTTGGGCTTCGGTGGTGGACACGCCATCGGTGATGTCCCAGCATGGCGAGTTCGTGATGATTCGCTTGCTGGTTCGGTCGTTGAAGACGCTGTGATGCAAAGCACCGACATAGTGCTTCTTCGCTTTGTTCATCTTCTGTGCTGGTGTCAAGTCTTGGTCAGTTCCAAAATAGTTCATGTGGGTCGTCATTGTGTTCGCCTCAACCCCTCTCACGCATCGGTGGTATATCAATGCTTCGTTAGCATCAATATGACGGGGCATCAATAGTCCGAAGCCACTACGCAGGTGGGCTTTCGGTTTATCAATGTTTAGGGTCGTATCAATGGAATGGGGGGCATTTTGCCCACTTTCAGTCCCAGCCGAGAATCAAAACCGAAGAAGGTTAAGCCTCACGCCAATCCCTGCGGGTTTCGGCTTTCTTGGCTTCTCGCTCGGCGCGAGCCTGTTCCCTGCGAGCATCCTCTTCCCTTCGGGCTTCGGTCTTCGCAAGGCGTTCCAACGCCTTCT